ATGTGTGGACAAAAAAGGGGGTGAGGAACACCCCCACCCCCAACACTATGGCAACCGCAGGGAGACGCTGCGGCTAAGGCGTGAGAAACTCAAAAACCCGCGCCTCACCACCGATTATGCGTCTGGCAATAGTTGACTGCAATGTAGGGTAGTTGACAAGAAAAGCAAATCATGTATGATTCAGTCATCAGCAACCACAAAGGAGAAACTCAAATGCAAACACCTCGCAAGTACCCCCGCACCATTGAAGAAGCCTTCGGTCCCTACACTCGCGGGGCCATCGATGAACCTTACTCTCCCATGCCTATGGTCGACAAAATCGTATTGACCGTCTGCACCATCATCGGCGCCTGCGTCCTCGCGGCCATCTTCACAGGGATCATCTGATGAAAGAAGCCGCAATGAAAGAAGAGGTGGCGAAGATCGTCGCCGACTTGGCCCCTCCGCAGGGCGCGCTCGGCATCCTCACCGCAGAGGATGTGCGCCAGATAGTTGAGCGCGCGGCCTCGCGGGGGGTGATCGCTGGATGGGTCGGCGGGATGCGTCAAGCGCGCGGCATCGTGACCGCGACGATGCAGAAGACTTTGAAATGACCGACGACGAAATCCTTAAGCTCTGGCGTCAGCACTACGAGGTGCTGGGATTCGCGCACGCTCTAATGGATCGTGTGAACCCGACGAAGCGCGAGCCTGTGGCGTATCTCGCCACAAACGCGCTCGGGTTTAAGTTCTTCAGAGTCCATCGGCCTGATGACACTTATAAGCCCGTGGCTCTGTACGACTTGAGGGCTGACAAATGACTGACCGCGAGATCATGCGGCAGGCGCTGGATGCGCTGGAGCTGCTTGCTAGGTGTGAACACCCGTTGACAAAGATACAGGTTCGCAAGCCCCGAGATGGTGGCTCGATAGTGACTGTGTACCCTCATCAAGTGGCAACTGATGCAGCGGAACCATTGCGCGAGAGGCTGGCGCAGCCGCTACGGACGCATTGGGAAGGGTGCGAGGAAGTGCATCCTGAGTGCAGAAAACCGCGCCGGGAGTGGGTGGCGTGTAAAACGCTGTGTGAGTTGTGCGTCAAGCGTGGATACACTTTTTGTGCCAATGCAGTCAAGACCACACCAATTAACACCCCGCCACAGCGCAAGCCGCTGACGGATGAGGAGGTCTTGCATCTGTGGGCTGGAGACACACCGCGCCCCGTACTTGGAAAAAACAAAGTGCTGGCATTCGCCCGCGCTATCGAAGCCGCACACGGCATAGGAGAAAAGAAATGACCATCGAAGCAATGAAGCAGGCGCTGGAGGCGCTAGAGTTGCTGGCGCGGTACGAAAATCCTGAAACCAAGATTCAAGTCAGAAAGCCTAAAGACGGTGGTCCGATTGTGACCATGTACCCGCATAAAGTTGCGACAGATGCAGCAGATGTTATACGCACCGCAATTGCAGAGGCTGAGAAGCAGGAGCCGGTGGCGTGGATGGATGCGAGCGAAACGGCGCTTTCGTGGGAAAACTATCTTGATGGCATGAAGCCTCTCTACACCACCCCACCCGCAGCACAGCGCCAGTGGGTCGGGCTGACCGACGCTGAGATCGCAGAGTGGGACTATGACGTTCGCGATGTCGTGATGGACATTGAAAAGCTGCTTAGGGAGAAGAACACATGAAACCACTGAGCAAGATACATCAAGAGGCAGTCCTCAGGGCAAAAACTGAGCAAGAAAAGATTAAGGCTGCTGCCAACGCCATGATCGAAACGCCGATGGACATGATCCGCGCCATCCTTCTCAAGCATGAGCAGGCGGTGATTGAGGTGATGTGCGAGCTTCAGGAAGCCAAAGAAGCCGCAACCAAGACAGAGCGACAACGCATCGTCAACCTGCTGATGATCCAGCACGAGGCGGCAAAGGGAGCGCACAACTACTGGCACGTTGCAGCGCAGTTGATTCAAGCAGATGTGGCGAGTGATACATGACCTTCGATCAATGGTGGTCCACGCTCACACCGCAAGAGCACAGCCTCATCGGCGTCAACAACGCAAGGTTTGTCTGGCAGCAAGCCTGCGAGGTCTGCGCGCAGATCGCAGAAAAAGCGGAACCTTACCAAGCGGCTGATCTGATTCGGGCGAGGGGGCAGGCATGAAGCCCCGTCTGATCCCGCTGCTAGAACAGTGCATTGAGACAGGCATCCATCGCGGCTGGGATCGCGCCTGGAAGCACGACGACAACCCGTCCGCTGCGATTGTGAGTGAGCGCATCCGAGAGGCGATATGGATAGAACTGCATGAATGGTTCGACTTTGGCGGCAATGACGCGCAGCCGCTGTTTGATGATTGGCCTGGCGGGTTTCCTTATGAAAGAAAAAACGAAGGGTAAAAAAGTGGCAGGAAAAAAAGGAAGTCGCATCAGGGCGGTGCGTGAGTTGCTGCGGTCGGCGCCGGATGGCATGACGCCGCAGGAGTTAATGGAAAAACTACCCAAGATCGAGCAGGCGCATATGAGCCGCATCCTTCGCGGGATGCCGGACGCCTACATCGACAGATGGGTGAATGTGCAAGGAGGCCGCTGGCATCGAGCCGTCTGGTGCGTCGTCATACCGCCAGAGGATTGCCCACGGCCATTTAAGAAAGACGAGTATCTATGAGCGAGAAACCCATGCAAAACGAAGAGCGCCAGACCATGCGCGAGCACATCATCTTCCTAGGCACGCAGCTCGAGGCAGAGAGGAAAAGCAATCAGGCCAAGACAGAGCTCCTCAAACGCTTCATGGACCGCGAAGACCTGGGCTGGGCCGTTAGCGAGGAGGTTCGCTCGCTCGCATATCAGCTACTCATCGATGAAGCCTTCCGCATGAAGGAGGTAATGGACCATGCCGCTTGAGTTGCGCCCCTCTGCCGCCTCGCGCTGGATCGCCTGCCCAGCCAGCGTGCGCCTGTCGCAAGGCATCCCCGACTCGCCATCAAGTGATGCGGCGCAAGCGGGCACGGCGATTCACGCGCTCGCCGAAGACTGCTACCTCTTCGACGAGGACCCGATGGAATACCTCGGCACCACAAAGGAAGGCGTCAAGCTCGCTCAGTGGCACTGCGAGATGGCACGCGACCACGTTGAGCAGATCCAGGAGGTCGAGGACTTCACCGGAAAGCACACCGTCAAGATTGAGGAGAAGGTCACCTACATCGAGACGCCAGAGGTCACGCTGCGCGGCACCGCCGACGTCATCGGCCTGGGCTGGGACGTCGATTGCCTTGTGATCTGCGACCTAAAGACCGGCGCCCAATACGTCGATGAGGACTCCGACCAGATGAAGATCTACGCGCTCGGGGCGATTAAGAAATACGGCCTAAGCCTCAAGCACATCGAGCTGCGCATCAATCAGCCTCGCACTGGCGGCCTGCGTATCCATTCGATGACACTCGAGGATCTGCGCAAGTGGGAGGACACCGTGCTGATGCCAGCCATCGACGCGGTAATTGATCCGAACTCGCAGCCTAAGCCATCAGAGAAGGCGTGCCAATACTGCCCAGCCAAGCTCACCTGCCCAGCGCAGGCCGCTGCTTTTGAGCTTGTGGCCGCGCAGGAGCCTGGCATCGTCACCATGAAGAAGGAGGACATCCCCGCAGTGATGCGGCGCCTCTCCGACGATCAGGTTAGCGATCTCCTCGACCGCGCACCCATCGTCGAGGCATTCGTCGAGGCACTGCGTAAGCACGCAAAGGAGCGCATGGAGCAAGGGGGCGTGCTGCAGGGATGGCAACTCGCACCCAAGCGCGCTACGCGCAAGTGGGTCAGCGAGGAGTCAGCGAAGGCTGCTCTCATTGAAGCGGGTCTGCCTGTGGATAAGCTGTATATAACTGAGTTCATATCGCCAGCAGAGGCAGAGAAGCTGCTGGACAAAGAGCATCGGGAGATTCTTGAAGAGCTGACCAAGAAGGAAAGCTCGGGAACCACCATTGCAAGAGACGCAAGCCTGCGTCAATAATGCCCGTTCTGGGTCAACCTTAACCTTTAGAAAGCGAAACGCGAAATGCTTAATCTCTCATCTGGCGGCGGCAGCGGTAACTTCATCCGCTTCTCACCCGCAGCAAATGCCTGGACTAACTCGAACGGCGAGGAGATCCAGCTCAAGAAGGTCG